CTTTATGCCGTCATTTATTTTGTAGTCATTCGCGGAAACCCTTGTAAAAATCGCGTTGAATTCGATTTGCTCGGTAACGGTTGCATTGTAAACGGAACCGCCAACTTTTTTGTCTATTGCCTCTTTGAGCTGCAAAGACGTTTCGGTTGCGGCCGTTTTTAATGGAATTCCCTCGCCCAATATGACGTTTACTATTTCATCCTGTATGGCGTTCATAATGTCGGCGCCAATAGATGTCCTTGGGGGTGTCTCTGTAAAATGGTTATTTACATTATTTGGATCTTCTGTTCTGTGCATAATTAACCCCTTACGTCCCAAGGAGGATTAAAATAAAATTTTCCGCTCGCTATGTCGCCCGGGTTTGTTGGCATCATAAAGCCAAGCAATATCGGATTTGCCGACGTTCTAATGGATGTAATACCTCCGGACAAATCACTTGCCAGATAAATAGGTTTACCAATTGCGTAAAGTCCGGACATGTCAGCATTGTAAATTAGAGCGTCTCTGACAAGTAGCCCGTTTGTAGCGCCGGAGGCATAAGAATTTAGAACAACGGCAAGAAGTCCTAATTTTGCGCTGTCTCCGGCTAGCGCTCGCCTCCAAGTGCCATCGGTAGCCATAAACATAACGTTCCCAAAAGAGACTTGCTGACCAATTATTTGAGAATAGAAAAAATCCCCTTTTGCCGTTTTATCGGTAATCAAAAACGGCGCTTTTGGTCTTGTCCAAAAATCATCCGGATAAACGCGATCCTCTGGCCAGTCCGAAACAAACCAGTCTCGAAATTGTTGCGCTTTAATTTCTTGCGTTATGTTGTCCGCAAGCAATGTCAAGATTTGCGCTCTAGTTCTTTTTGTATCTGCCATGATATACCCCTTTTAAATTATCCAAATTGTAGGTTATCGAATTGCTGTGCGTCCAATCCACGCGGAACAAATCCGGCCCATTGTGGAATCCAATATATTGTCATGTGTCCAGGTTTTATTTTTGCAAATTCTTTTTTAAGTTCTTCAAAATTTGCGGTTGGAATTAATTTGTCTATGTAAATAGTTAATGTAAAAATGATGTATTGCTCACCCACCTTGTCGCCCACTTGCATAATTCCAACCCATGCCGGTCTATTTTCTTCTATTGCAATTGCAAACCACAAACTTTCCGCAACGTCTACAAAATATTGCTTTAATTGTGATCCGGTTTGCAATTTTTTTGAGGACAGAAGCGCCCTTCGTTCTTCAATTGTTTTTGTATCGTCCGGAATTATTCCATAATCAATTTCATGCTCTTTGACAAGTTCGAGCGTTTTTGATTCAAGTAGTTCGTCTAACAAGTTCACGGCCCTTTGATCGGCATGAGCCATTCCAACACCCAAAGAAGCCAAAAATTTTTGATGGTTAGATTCAGAATCGTCCGGAAACAATTCGCCTGGCGGTAAATGGGCGTGTATGTTTCCCCCGTACTCGTTTTTATCTCTGGGCTTTGGTCGTTCTACCATTATGCGTAGTCCTCAAAAGTTATTACACCTAATTGCAGTATTCGGTTTATTGGAATACCGATGTCCACAACTGGAAAAATTAATCTATTTTTATTTTCGTTTGTTGCCGCCGAAATCGCCTCGCTTATTTGAGACAAAGCCAAGTCGGACCCGGGTCCACCCCTTTGAAAAAATAATTGATACATTTGTTGAATGACCGAGTTTCTAACGGTTTCCGTATTAGGGAATATTTGGATTGTCATATTTTGAGTCAAAAATTGAAGGGTGACCATAAATATTCCAGGTTCCGCGCCAGCGGGAGCGCCAACTGGGATTCCCGTTACCGGGTCTAAATGATAAATGATATAATCGCGAGCGTATTGTTCTTGTTCGGACGTTGGAATAATAGGATCGTCAAGGTCTCTGACAAATGAGACACCCATTGTGCCAGCCCCTTGGTATTGGGGAAATGTCCAAGCCCGCGTGTTTCCGGGTATTTCCAAGACCCATCTTTGATAATCGGTCTCTATGCCACCATGTGGTGGCAATCTTTTAACGGACAGAATTCTAGCCCTATATGAGTCGTCCGTTTCGATGTTTGTACCGTTTGTAATTCCGTCTATATCCACAAGGACTGTTGATTCAATTCCTGGAATTGGCGAGACGAAATTTAAAGTCACGCCGCCTTCTTGATTTCCCTCAATGCCTACCTGTAAAGCCGTGAATTCGAGCGTTGCGGAACCTCCCGAAATAACGATTTGATAATCGGTTTCGTAAAGAAAATTTTGAAATGACAATCGTGTTTTTTCGGGAATTATAATTCCATTTGTCCCAACAGTCGAGCCTTTGCCTCCGGCCTTTGCCGCGTCTTTTTGTGGGACACCATATTCCAAACCTATGATGCCCAGATTTGCGCCCTCGGCACTTGTTGCAAAGGATTGGTCCTTGATATATCCAAGATAGTCAAGAAGAAGATAAACGCCGGCACTGACCGCTTTTACCAATGCCCTGACTATTGATTTTGCCGCAAATCTTGAAACATTGAGGCTTATAGACGCATCGGCTAGCATGTCTTCATTGATTTCCTTTAGTGATTTTTTTTGATATGGCATAATTATATATTAACCTTTTTCTAGTTGAGATTTCCAAAGGCTCGAAAATTCAAAATCTTCAAATCCGCCAACTCGCTTATAAATTCTAACCGTATATTCAAGGCGCATAGTTGGCGGATTGCCAGCAATAGTGGCCGATACTTCAATTTTTCTTGCAATCCCCTCTTCAATCATCCACTTTAGGGCCGAATAAATATAACCCTGAGCCTGTGCTGGTGTTTGCCTGAGTATTTTTGATCTCTTTAATAACCACAATTTTGATCCCATACGAAAATCTTTACGCTCGGTCAAATCCCCCCACCAACCACGACGATCATCGGGGTCGTCGACTTCGCTTTCTTCGGCGCGAGCATCCGTCAAAAGAGACATTTGCACCATTGATTCGAGGCCGTTGTCAATGGCAAGATCACCATCGACAACGGTATAGTCGTAATATTTTTTTTCGGCGTTATATGTGATTGCTAGGTCCATATTTATATAGCCTTTAGTCTCGTTATGCCGGCCAATGGGCCACCATGAGGCGCTCCGTTAAACAGGCAGTTCGGAAGAATGTTAGGCTTCCAAAGAAATCCATCCCCGCTTATAAACGTTACGCCCGTGGCGTCAAGCAAAATACCGGCTCCCGTATTTGACGTCATTTGTATTCCGGCCGGGTTTATGGTGATCGAATTTAAAGTCGTATCTTTAATAATTATTCCGGCCGGCGTTAATGTCATTGAATTCCCGAGGGCGTCGTAAACGGAAACGCCGCCCGGCAATAAAAGTGGTCTCGCTATTTTGTCATAAACAACGCTGACCATTCCATTATTGGGTTGCCCGCCAAGAAAGCCCACGACGGCCTCGGTCCCCGGTAAAGGCGAGCTTTCAAATCCGTAATTTTGATAATACGGAACCTCGGTAAGAGAATCGCCTCCCATTCCGGTACCGGTAATTTTTTGCAATAATCCCAAATTATTTACGACGATCACCTCCATAAGTCCGAACATTGTTTGAACCCTATTAATAACGGGTTCTATCAATCTCATTACATCCTGAAGATCCATAATATTATCCGGTTATCAATCCAAAACCCTTCGGTATAAATCCTGGGTCGTATCCCGTACTTGCACTAGCCGGCAAAATCAGCGATGGCGAAAACGTGTCAAGTGGCGCAAGCGTCAACTCGGTTCTATTCCCAAATTTGTCATAAATATATTTTGCCCCAATACATTGCAGTACGCCTAGGGCGTCAAGCCTAAAAGATTTTACGGGCGTGATCGCGTTGAATGGCCACGGATATCCAAAGCCCCAAGTCCATCCGTCAACAACCATTTTTACGCGCCTCGACATGCCGGCCCTCTTAAATGCCTCCCACTTAGCCATGTCTCCACAATTGCCATCGGTTGCGGGGGTTGGATTTATAATCGTTTTAGGTCTATACCTGGGAACTGTAAAATCGGAACCGGTACCGCTAGGAGCTATGTACTGCGAAGATAATTTTAATTGTGACGGGATACCTATCCCCTTTACAGTGTAGTCGCTAAAACGATCCGAATCGTCTTGTATCAAATATCCAGCCAATACATTTGTCCCCTCGTCAACCAAATCGATCACAATATTAAACGCGTCTAAAGTTGCCAATTGCAGTTGTCCGTCGTAACCCTCGGTAGGTACAACTTGAGCAATATCACACAATCTTCGAATCATACTATAAGCCGTTTCGCCCGGAATCCCTCGAAAACTTTCTGGAATTGTTATAACCGAATTTAAAGCGGCCACCAAATCCGATGTAGTTGTAATTGAAAATTCGGACGCTATTTGTGAAATGATAGAAATAGCGGGTTGCAAAAGCCATTCCTTTGAAAATCCGTCGTGTGTACAATCGACCAAATCGCAACACTTGCCGCGGCCGCCAATAATAATTGAACTGCCCTTATTTTCACCAACGGTATTAAATCCGGGGATTAAAGTTTCCACATATCCGGTCAATACAGTTTGATTTGCAATTTCAATTTTGATTTCGTCCCCGCTTGAAATATCCCATTTGATTGGAAAACCTTCAAATGGGTCCTCTTTTTTCAGCAGAAAAGCGCCCGTCATGGTTTCCATGCTAATGTCGATTTCGATAGAAGTCCAATCGCCATAAGTGGTAATTCCAACGCGGGCTTCGTTGGATTTTACGTCGAGTAGTTTAATCATATTTTTTAGATATAGACAACTTTTTTTTGCCGATGAATGAATTATTTATTATATTATCTGTGGGTGAAGATAATGTTTTTTATCTATTGCAATCCCGTCATTAAACTGTAGACGCACGCCGATTGTCGGCAAAGCCCGTTGTTTGGGGTCGTATCCAAACAACGGGCTTTTCAATTTTAAACCAACTAATCTGGTAAAATTGTCAAAGTCGCCCCTTGTGGCAAAAACCCGGGATGCGTGACTTTACCCTCGTTTAATTCCGCTATTTCTCTATGTCGATTCAAATTTCCATACTTATCATAAGCTAACATGAGCGCGGATATAACGCCCGGCGCAACCTTATAGTCAGTTTTTTTAAGAAGTCGTTTTGTTTTTTCGGCGAACAATTGAACCAGAGCCTGTTTCATAGTTTGCATGGCGGAAAAAATTTGATTATTTTCTATTGGCCTGTAAACCCCTCCGATATGCTGCCATTGTGATCCAAATTCCTGTTCGGAAACCCTCTCCAATACGGTATCAATTGCGGAAAAAAGAGCGCCTTGGATCTCGGCTAGGCTTTCCTCGGAACTAATTGTCCCAACTGTGGCAATTTGCGCCGCCGTTGTAATGAGTGCCGAGGCGTTCATATTTACAATTTGCAACCTATTAACGATAACCTCCGGATTCGAAGTAGAGTCAAAAGACGCGGCTGTAAAATTCTCAATAGTTTCCGCTATTGATATCACAACCGAAGCGGTCAAATCTTCTGGTATTGCAACACCCGAAAGAACAACGGGGCTATCAATGCCCCCCCATCGTGGAAATGAAACAAGCGGAGACGCCCCGTAACCAGTTGGGCTTTGGGTTTGTTGCCCGGCCCTTGGCGCTCCGGTAACACGGCCATTTTTAACAGGCAATCCGGAGACACCAACTAGGTCGCCAGAGCATCTACCAATTACACCCCGTGCGTATGTATTTTCACCGAAACCAACCAAGATATTGAACGAGTCCGCCGCGTTTAAAAATATATCGGCAGTCTTGCATGGCTCGGCAGCTATAGTGTCCGCTATGCTAATTATATCCGCTAGTATGTCCAAAGAATCGGAAACGGTAGAAGATATTGTCCCCCGAACGGCAAGAATTGCCCCCTTTAAAGTATTGACCGTGAATTTTACATCTAAAATTGTTTGATCGATTGCTTTAATTGTTAGAGAGACGGGATTATGTGTAATGGCTCTTCTAACGGTGTTTATGGTTGCGCGGACTGAGTCCAATATATTTTCAAAAAAACTACCAAATCCGGGCGGTAGAAACTCCACAAAATCAAGGGTGAACGTCGCTTTCCCTCCTTCATCCGTAAACGACTCTACGATTGTAGCGGGGTCAACGACATGAGCCTCGACAACTCCGATAGTTGGGTGAATTAGCATTCCCTCATTACCAGATTTTATGGCCTGAATAAGGGCGTCCCTATCTTGGGTATAATCATACAGGTTCCCTTCATTCTGAATCACAAACGCGTCAAATATATATCTATCGGCAAGACGTCCGGAATCTTTGACGATTACGGATGGGGTTATCGAGCCTGGTTTGTATACGGCTTGCAATTCGACGTTTCGTCCCACCTGCATTTCAACAGCTTTGACATAAAACGGAACGCCCTTAAACGAGGCAGGCTGCAAATTGTCTTTCCATGCCATTTAATCTGTATTAGCTCCCCTGGAAATTTTTGATTTTAAATTTACGTTTACCCCGGATGGAACTTGTGATCCACGCTGTAATTTTGCGCCCATTCCATTTGGGGACGTGATTATAATATTGAGAGTTCCCGATCCAATGCCGCCTTGCATGGCAAACGCGCCAAAGGGGTTTATACCTCGAGGCGCCGCATACGGGTTTTGTGGCGAGTTTATATTTGACAACCCCCGGTTTATTGCGGTGCCTAGGACGGTCTGTATCATTTGTGCCGATATCCCCAAGGCGCTAGGATTTATTTTTACTTGACCGGTTTCTATGTCCGGTATTAACTGTGGTGCAAATTGCATGGCGGAACCAACTCCCGAACCAAACACAGCCTTCTCTAATTTATTGGCCGCGATTCGCGTTTGGTTAAAGGTTCTTTGCAATTTGGTTTTCATTAGCCCGTCTGTTTTTTGCATTTCTTTATTGAGGCGCTCAAACGATCCACCGAGACCGCTACCAAAAATTTCATGCGCCAATTCCTTAACCCACACAATCGCCTCTTTGATCGATGTAATAACTGCATCAAGGCCAGCTAGAAAAACCTCTTTAATCACAAATCCAATACCTAAAAAATATCCCTTTAAATCAACCAATAAATCATTAAAAAAAGTTTTTATCTTGCCCCAATTTAAAATTATTAAAGCCGGTATTGCGATGAATGGCGCAACTACCAATAGCACACCTAAGATAAGAATTTTCCACTCGGTTCCAAGGTCTTTCCACCAATTTTTTAATTTTTTCCACATTTTACGACCGGCCGCCACGACCTTGTCCCAATTTTTTATCAGGTAGTATGCGCCTAGCACCAACAGGGCAACGGCGGCTACTATTGCAAGTATAGTCCACAATACCGGTCCGCCCGAAACAACGGCGGCAATCATACCTTTTGCAAGAAAAAGAAAAGCTTTCACGACGCCTCCCGCCATGAGCCACGCTCCCTTGGCTATCAGGATAAACATTTTTAAAATACCCTTGCCCGCTTTTATGGCGCCCTTTCCAACGCCAGGAAAAAACTTTATCAATAACCCAAGTTGAAAAAGAGCCGGCCCAATAGCGGCGGCAATACCTGCCAGAGTGGTAATAAAGAAAATAAGATTTGGAGACGTTTTTGATATTGAGCGCAACAACTCGGCAAGCCATCGAACAGTGTCTTCCGTAAACTCGGCAAGCCCCGCTTTCCCTATCGACAATTGAACTCCCTCGAATGCCGATCCAAGGTCTTTTAACGCCCCTGGCAATCCCTTTTGCATTGTTTTCATCATGGTGCCGGCTACGCCATCGGCCGCTTCTAGCTCCTCTACAAATTTACCTATGGCCTCGCCACCTGTTTTTTGGAGGGCAACAATCGCCTGGCCACCTTGTTTTCCAAACGCTCTAAAAATTTGACTTGCTGTAGCTCCCTTTTCGGTCAACTCGGTTATTAGCAATTCAAAATTTTTAATCTTGCCACCCTCTGTGACAAAATCGTCGATATTTATATTTAAACTAGAGAAAACGCCTGATAAGTTGTCGCCACCGCGTGCAAGTTCTAGCATGGAGTTTCTTAACTGCGTTCCGGCAAGACTACCTCTCTTCCCGACATCGGCCATTTTACCTAAAAGACCAGACACTTCTTCTACGGAAAAGCCAAGGGTGTCGGCCGTGCCTGCCACGGGACCCATAGCCTCCGCCAATTGCCTAATATTAGTATTGGCGCTAGCTGCCGTGAGCGCTAGAACGTCGTTTATGTGAGCAAGATCAACGACCCCTTGACTCATGCTAGTCATTACATTGGTTGCAATATCGGCAGCCTCGGCAAGGGTTAGATTTCCGGCGGCCGCTAATTCCAAGACGCCCGGCATCGCCCCCATGATTTTTTCAGTGTTAAGGCCGGCCATTCCCAAAAAAGTCATGGCCTCGGCCGCTTGGGTTGCCGAAAATTGGGTGGTTGAACCAAGCATCATGGCCTGAGCTTCCATATCGGCCAGAGGCTTTCCCGTGGCTCTAGTTACGGCCGAAACTTCGTTCATGGCGCCCTGAAATTTTTCTATTGTTTTTACGGTGGAAACCCCGAAGGCGACAATGGGGAGAGTAAGTCCCATTGACATATTTTTGCCGACACCACTAATCTTGTCGCCAACGGCTTTCATCTTGGGAGCTATTTTGTCCAAGGATTTTATTGTTTTTTTTGAGAACGCGTCTACGCGCATTGAGAGTTTGTCGAAATCGCGGCCCAACGAAGTTGTTGGACCACGCAAATTTGAGAATTGATTTCCAATATTTCGGATGGCTTGAAGCGCTCGTTTATTCGATACAGAAAATCGTACCGACACATTGTATTTGCTTTCTGCCATACCATTTTAGTTTTGAGAATTTTTAAGCTGGTCTTGTATGTAGTTGTGACCTTCGACCCAATAGTCAAGGTCCCAGTCCGTCATTTCCATTATTTCGGACGCCGGAAAATTAAACGTGTGAGCTATTAGCCAGGAGGCGACTTTTGCGTCTCCTGGCCTTCTTTTAAATCTAGGACGCCCGAAAGAATATTTCCAACGTCTTCAATCCCCATCCCTTCGGATATCTGCCTTCCCTGATTGCCGGGCGCCATTATAATGGCCTCGATGAATGGTGGGAGGTCCTCGCCAAATGACGAGATGTCAAAATCTTCCGAAATGGCAACATCTGAAATTTCTTTGTTTTCAGGGTCTTTATTCTTTAAGTTTTTTTGATTCTCTCCAATCATTTGGACAATCGCTTTTGGCATTTTCGAGTATGCCTTGGTTGTTAACCCCTCTCTGACACATACCGATTTAATTGTTGTAAGCAGTTTTGGCCTGCCTTCTTCAAATCTTATATTCCCGGCGCTGTCTAAGACGAAAATATCAATTGGTTTTTCTAATTCAATTTCTTTATATGCCATAATTTTGTCCTTTACTGTACTGCCTCTGTCCACGCTTTCCCAAAAAATTTCACGGGAACCTCGCCGTCTCCGGTTGTGAGCGTAAAATTTCCGGCGCATGTAACATTTACGAGAGTATATACCTTACCTCCCGTCAATGCTGTGATGGTTACCGAACCGCTACCACCCTGTACTTTTGCTAGGCTATCTAGTAAAAGTTCTTCCGTATCGATTATCGTAAATTCCGTGAACGCCTCGACTTGTTCTTCGGAATTACCAACCAGTCCAAGATCCGAAAAAACAGGCTTTCTTTCGACCGGTGGCACTCCAGATTCACCAAGTCCGTTTATTGTTACACCGGACTTGCTATGGATAAGTGTTTGTCCCGCCTCTGTATCGACGGTGACCTTTACCCTTCCTGTAATTTTTGCCATAATATTTCTCCTAAAGAATGAATTGCGCCTTTCCGGCAATCTGCATAAGCTGATTAATTAAATTTGGTTGGAATAATACATCAACCCTATTACTTCCGGATCGCTCCGCTATAATTGTTTGCTTAAACGCTTCCATGTCCTCTATAAGTCCCTTCGTTAGCTGCAATTCTGAAAAAAGGGCTATGGTAGCCGACTTGATATCTTGCGGTGTCACAACTCCATCAATAGGAGGCGTTCCGTCGTTTGCCAATTTTTTTCTTGGAGCAATAAACAAAGTGCCCATCCTGAGAACCCATTGATATCGTAATTCCATATTTGTCGCCGGTGTCATCAAGTCCAAATAGGAAATATCCGGAAGATCTACGCTGTTTACCTGATATGTTGTAATTGCACGCTCTATTCTCACGGTCCCGTCTTTGCTAACCGTGTATGTAGATACACCATCATAAAGAAGCCCATTTCGTTCTTCGCCCGTCCAGCGATTTTCCGTCTTTGGTGGCAATACGTTTAAGGCTATTCCATGCAACGGCCTAGCTGGGTCTTGATTCAAGTACCTTACATCTAACGCTCCATATTCGGCGGCCCAAATTTCAGGCCCGCTAGGACTGTCTTGCGCCGGCATAAATGTCAAATAAGGATTATTTAACGAGTTACCTAGCGCGGTCGCTTCACCTAGCGTTGCTCTTGCCGATGTATACGACAAAACGTCTAGCGCTATGTTCGCGTTCCATCGCCTAGCCAATTCGTTTGTTAGACTCGTCAAATTTGACGTATCGGTATACGGTTGAATAATTCCGTGGTATTGTTCGCCGGCTATGACATCCCATGCGTCTCCAAGGTCGGGGTCTATCGTACCGCCCGCCATGAGAGGGATTATGGGAATTATGGAAAAGCAATCCGGGTTTTCGTTACCGTCAAAATAATTTTGGGTGACGTTTATGTCGTTACCCAACGTTCCGTTGTTTTTTGCCTTTAAATTAACCTTGCCGGACACCGCGCTAGCCAAAACGGGAAGAGTTGTATCGGCATTGATAACCGCCTTTGTGGCCGTTGCTATTGCGCCGCCCGACATTCCGTCCGCAACGGCAACCGGAATATATTTACCGGCAACCATTAAATGCCATGTATGATTACCGGTCACAAGGTTGGACAATAACGCGGCGGATAAATCAATGGTTGTGCTTGCAATCGTTGCCCCGATTCCATCGGACAAAGCCATGCCAAAAATATCATTTTGGTTGTTTAGCGCTTTCGCGGCGGCAATCATCCTGGCCAAAATGCTACCTTTTCCAAAATAACCTTGCTCCAATCCGGCTTGAGTTATTTTTTTAATTTCGTTTGTTGCGGCGGTTCCCTCGGATGTTTTTTGTCCGATTATCATTATTACGTGTGGGTTTTCCGCCAACCCCGTCACCGCCTTTGAGTTATCAAACTCAAGACGCGCCCAAGGCTGTCTGTTGTTTGTGGATATCTCGTTAAATTGTATCGCCATTTGATCCCCCTTCGTTCTTCTCTATCCTTGAACCAGATGCGCGAGGTTTAAATGTTTCCCTCAATGATTCTGGTTTTTTTTCAATGGGAATCGAAACATCTTCCCATGTAGCGTCCCCGCGTTTCACATTTCGCCTCCAATATGTATTGCCTTCGTCAACCATAAGCCCTTCACTTGGGACAAATTGCGACATATAAATAGAACTGCCCTTGTCTTTTATGATGGGATTGTTAGGGATTCGTATTAAAACCCCTTCTCTCGGAATTATTTTTTTCATTACCATTACTCCTTGGCTAATATTTCATTGTACATTAATTTTAAATTTTGCGCCGGTAAAGGACCCTCGTAATCTTCGCCCTGAGAAGTTATCTGTGAGAATATTTCGAGCAAGTCCGTGATATTCCCATCGGTTACAATCCCCGTATCAAGTACGCCATCGGGACAAAGTCGAAACGGCGCCTCGAAAATAAATTGCCACCAAATATACCCCGAATCTATCTTATACAGATTGCCGCTAACGTATGAAACAGGCCCCTCTGCTCTAGGAAGCCATAAATTTATTAAAACTGAAAAAAGTTGATCCCTTACATCATCAACCGCGTCCGTTGCAATTATGCCAACCTTGTCCGATTGAAGCGTGTCGTTTTTTAAAGCAACCATTACGACAAACCTTTCCGTTAGAACTTGGCTAATCGAGGAATCTAACATGTTTGGGCTTGCCGTGTCCGAAAGTCGAATTACAAAAGCGGCCTCGTCATTCAGTGTTGACGCGATGGCTCTACTATATTCGGCGGCCCCTGAGACCCGATTTCCAAAGCGTGTGTTTGCGGCCCGTAGAAGAAGGGCTATTGGTCCTACTTGCATAATTAAAAACCCCTTGTTCCTTGCGACATTGCGTCAAAAAGCGGATCGACAAACGCGGCCTCTATATTTTTTGCAATTGGAATTCCAAGCAACTCTAAAGCGGGGTCTACAAACGGTCTCGCGTCCATTTTTTCGGTACCTTCTTCTAGAAATATAGCATAAGGAGCGCCCCCTTTGACCCCGGCTATCATTTCAAGGCCCTTTACATCTGACCATATAGACCTATCTAATTCCCCCTCATCTTTGGCTGGTGGATTTCCAGGTAATGATGGATGCTGTGTTACCCCTCCTTTTTTATATGACCAGGGCGCCCTTGGTGTATTCCGCATAGATAAAAGCATTTCACGCCTTAGCCACAGTCCGCCCTCGGCTAAGGCCATGACAGTTCGAACTCGAGTTTCTTTATCGGCGTTCTTTAATTCTTTGGCTATCTTTTGAAGGCGCCTGTTTAATTTGCGAAGTTCTTGTGTGTCAATCATGGATACCCCGTTTCAGTTTCTTCAATTTCCTTTACTGATATAGTTATAAATTCGTTGCGCTCAAAATCCGGAGCGGTCCCCAAGATTTTGAATCTTCTATTTCCATGCCCCTCAATAAGCTCCAAGAACCAATCGGACTTAATTGGATTAACGTCGCCATATATCTTAAGCCCATTGCCAAACTGTTTAGGATCAAATTGTCCTCCAAGATGGTTGACCGCGGATTTCCGAATCGTGACCCGGTGGGTTTCGTCTTTAATGGTTCTGTCGATTTGATCCGCCGTACCCCGAATATATTTTTGATACTCGGCAATCTCTTTAATTTTAGCGTATATTTCAATAATGAGCTCGTAAGTTCTGTCAAACCCTCCCGCATCGTTTGGATCTTGGACGGGTTTAAGAATCCGCACTCTGTCATTGAGGGTCGCATACATCTTTTTTTTTTGCTCATATTGACAATATCCTGTATATATTTAATTCGGATTTTGTTATTGGAGGTATTTCGCTAGACGCTTCAGGGTCATCAAATGCGCTGGCCGCTATTGCCATAATCGCGCTTCTGATTGCACTCGGTACATCTTCTTTGTTTTCGCCATAGCCGGCATAGTATTCTATTCTAATTCCACCGCTCGGCCTATCGCTTTCGGGATAATCCAAACCTGTTTTAACCGTTATCGTCGGAATGTACTTGTCCGAATCCGCGTAATATGAAGATGGGTCAAGCAAAGTTTCAACGCCTTCTTCGTCTACGGAGTACACGCGTTCGACGGATAAAAGATTTGGCCACATTAAGTCAACGGCGCAAGGAGGCCAAAAATCCATTGTCTGCAATCGTTTTTGTTTTATTAAAGAACGGGAGAGAAATTTTTCCGTCAACTCTCGCGCCGAAATCAATAGCGTTGTCAATACATTGTCGTCGTGAACGGTATCGATTCTGGCAAACTCTTTAAATTCGTCAAGGTCGACCGGCTCTATAGCCGGCGCCTCCAAGACGACATTATTAATTATTTGCTCTATGACGCGAGTGTTGATTGACATTATTTCTTTTCCCGTTTTTTTTCTTGTTTTTTCTTTTCTTCTTCTTGCTTTTTCAAAGCCTCGGAAGGAGTGTTCTTGTTTTTGGGGGCTTGCGCCGCTTTGTTTCCGCTAGGTTGTACCATTACGCTAGTCCTATCGTTACAGAATCGTTAGATTCTAGTACGGCCCATTCGCCTTCGTTTACGCAACCCAATCTTAGGATCGCGCCGGCGCTCGCGTTGATAGACGAAACCTCTAAGCCCGCCTTGTCAACGGCGCTCAATGCGCCTTTTGAAATTGCGGCGTTCGCGTTATCTGAAAATTTGTCGAAGTCAAGAACTAAAAACGCTCCAGGGATGGCCGATGGCAAAGTCAAGATACCTTGGGAAGCTCCCGTATCGGCTGCAAAGAAATGGTATCCATACCCAGGGACAATCAGACTGCCACCGCTTATCCCGGCCCCCGATTGTCCGCGTCTTACAATGCTATTTGCAGACGCGAGAGATTTTATCAAATTCCCGGCTTTAACGCTACCATTCTCGGCATAAAACAAAAAGTTTTCACCAAGATGAAACTTGCCATCGTCTTTTCCAAAGAATTCTTTTGCGCCGGCATACTTTCCAACGCTTGTATTATACGTGTCGCCTACTGCCATGATTAACCGTCCTGTCTCGGATCAACCGGCCACGATTCGGGAGATCCCAAAACATACTGAAGACTAAACCCGTGCGCCGGTGGCGTTCCGAGGATTGATTGCCTTGCGCGTACAAACGGCTTTCGCCCAAGATAGGCGCAAGTGTAAATGTTGTTTGCTCCCGATTCTATCGTAGTTAATCGCAACCACTCACCATTCGAATTTTGAGAATTCAACCCGTTAATCCCATAATTCGAGCAATGCAAAAGAGACGCCGGAACGGGTATCCATTGGCTTGGAGACCCGGCCGCGCTTTCGTCCGCGTGATCTAATTGGAATACGAAACCCTCCCCTGGTTGTAGCGCCGAAGCCGTTACTCCATTGATGTGTAGGGCAAGAAGAACGGACCTAAAACCCCTTCTATTTACCCATGCGGCCGTGTGTTGCGCGTCCAATGGAAGAGGGCGAATTCCGTTAATAAATTTTAAGCTATCTTTTAGGTCATGCTCTTGACCTGGTGTATTCATTTTTGGCATAATAATTCCCCTTACGCGTTGACTCCGATGACGGCTGGCTGTCCATTTATTACGTCCCCGCCAATTCTGAGTCGAGTTTTAAATAGAATCCAAGGATTTTCCGTATAGTCATCCCTAAAAACTGTTACCCCAAGTCTCTGGACTATTTGATAGACAAGATTCCATCTACCAAATGCGATACTCTCGGCACCATCGGCCGCGTCTGGCATAGATGGGGAAAGCCTAATTGGGCTACCAAGAAAAACGGCTTCGGTTTCAAATTTATCCATGCTAGGCTGCCAATAGTAGGCACCATTGCCGTCTTTCATGATTATTAGTTGCCCATAAGTTCCCCTTGAAACCATCCATGTGCCCATTCCCATTGCCGGTTTTTTTATTTCGAGCTGAATTTGTCTCAATTTATCGGCGTCAAATGGCCATCCAACGTTAAATCTGGGAATTTGATTAAGGCCAGTACCGTTTTCGGTTTTCAAAAATCCCCTTGGTTTATCGTCCCCATTCCCATTGACGAAAGCCTGGTTTGTCAATCGAGACATTTTATCGGACGCTTTTCGGTTGACCCATTGCTCTATGTTTATAGAGCTGTCCTCGGCCATCTCGTTACTAACGCGTGGCATCGCAAATAATCTATTTACATAAATGGTCTTTGTTCCAGGCAGTGGAGAATCAGTTTTTCTGTGACCCGCGGTTGCCGAAGATTCCCAGTACGCGTCAGCCTCACCGTCGTCAACGCCCATAGCGACCCTATCCGTTGATATAGTCAGCTTGTCGGCAAGTTCCATCATTGGATCATCTTCATAAATTCTCGTAATCATTTTATCGGACCATGAAGGGAGAACCAATACGCCTCCGCTGGCTTCCGTTCCAGAGAAAATACTTTTTGCCCCATTCGCTCTGAATTCGCTTCCCAGAAATTCTCTTCCCGATTTAAAATATATTCCAACTTGTTCGGCTTTTTCCTCAAACGATTTGATGTCGAGAGAGCCCTTTATTTCCAAAAGTTTTTTATGGGAAAGTTTTTGATCTCCCATGCAAGCCTCTTCAGTGGCATATTGCAACGCCTCCGCCGCTTTTGCCTCATTTTTTGGATCCGAAGAACCGGCACCGCCCGATTTAAAAGCAACTTCAATCTCGTCAATGCGAAGATTCAAAGCGTCTTCGGAAGCTTTTTGGGATGCCGTAAATCCATCGAGTTGCTTTTGCCTTTCTACCAAGTCATCCGTTAGTTTTTTTAACTTTTCATCATGAAGCGGATCGGATTTTTTTAGATTTTCTATATCATCCACGATAGCCGCGAAAGTTTTTTTGACCTTGACCCAGTTTTGAGCGTTCGTATCGCCCGACTTTTTCATTTCTTTTTTAAGGCTTTTTAGAAAGCCAGAGTCTTCTGGATCTGGAATGTCGTCAAAGTTTCCAAATTCGTTACCCCATCCACCGTCTGCGTTCTTAATCCCATCCGGTCGATTTTTTAGTGCTGTTTTCATAAATTATTTTTCTCCTTAGAATTAGATTTTTAATTCTATGTTCTGTTTGCGAACAATTTCCAAGATTTCATTTTTTTCGCCTTCATCCCGAAGGTTAAAATTTGAGGCCACAAATTTTGCGTCCCCGTTAGAAAGCCCTACATCCCGTAAGATTTTCTCAACTTCCCTCTTTGTTGTCGCGCTTTTAATATCGCTTTTTACTTTTCCAATGCTAGTGTTTATATTGGCGGGAAAATCAACCGGTCCCGCCTCCCATAATTCCAATTTTTTTAGGTGCCGAACTTCCACCCCGGCTCTTGTTATGTATTCTTTCTCTAATACGTCGAAAGAAAAAGACATTCCGGACATGTCGCCCGCTTTTAAAAAAGCGTGGACGTCTCTAGCGTAAGGGACTTCCATATTGATTTGAGCCTTGCCCCAAAGCCCCTTTTTCATTTCGTCCCAATCAATCCATTTTCCAATCAAGCGGGTATGATTTACAAAAGTCGGAATGAATTCTGATCTGTTTCTACCACCGTGCGCTATTGTATCCGTGAACGCGCCATAATCCACAATGTCGCGATAAGAATCCATCGGCCCGCCAAACGTCGAAATATACCCCTCGAATGTGCCATCTTCCTTTACGTCTTCGGCCTTTATGTGAGCGGATAGTTGTTTGTATTCCCTCATAAATATATCCTTACGCGGCCTTTTGCGGGGTTCGCGTGTAAAAAATTTCTTGACATCTACAATTTATTACGTTGCCGGCGCTGCCTGCCGAATCCCCCGGATAAGCCATTTCTTCGCCCGTATTGATAAATGGATCGTCTATCTTGACGGTTTCACCATTTGCGGAAAGGTGATTAAATCTTTTTACTCTGGTTCTTGAATCATTGGCCGATATCCATTCATGATATTTCAATTTTATACCGGACGATTCGACCGCGGTTCGTATTGATTTTCCTGCCCCATTGTGGGTCTCGGTTCGTGCAATTGTTTTAGCCCGGGATTTTGAAACAATTTTACCGGTTGATCTAATTTCTTTCGCTATTTGAGCGTTTGAATTCCCTGCCAAAATGTTTCGTTTTATAATATTTTTGATAGTATTGCGAGTGGTTCTATTTATATTTTTAATTTGTTTTGTCGCCTCAAATTTAATCCATCGGTTCATAGTGGCCCAAAATTTCGCGGCAATTGGCTCGTCAAACTCTGTTTCAATAGATTTTTTAC